CGCAACTCTTATTCAGGAGGCTGACCATGCAAACCTTCTTACCTTACAGCGACTTCCCCATGTCCGCCCGATCTCTCGACAATCGCAGACTTGGAAAGCAGCGCGTCGAAACGCTGCAAATCCTCAACGCGCTCACCAATCCCTCTTATGGTTGGCAAAACCATCCCGCAGTCAAAATGTGGCGCGGCCACATCGCCCACCTCGTTTTGTATGGTCTGGCGATATGTGATGAATGGAAAAAACGCGGGTTCAACGACACATGCGCTGCCAAAATCGCCGCACACATGCCAAACGGCGAAGCCGTTTCACCCCCGAAATGGCTCGGCAACGCCGACTTCCACGCATCCCACCGCTCCAATTTGCTTCGCAAATTACCCGAACACTATCGCCAGTTTGGATGGATCGAAAGCCCCGACCTTCCCTACGTCTGGCCGTTGCCCTAGCGGGCAACCCCTTTCACCTCCACGCACCTGCGGTTCTACCCCTCAACACGGAGTCCCAACATGAAAATCACTTCTCAAGCTACAGCCATCGAAGTCACCATAACTATCTCCGAATACGAAGCTGAAGTGCTGGCCTTCGTATGCAACAACATCGGAGGCGATCCATCCCTCTCACCTCGCGGCGTTTTCGATGACCTACGCAAAGGACTGCTCGCTTCCGGCATCAAAGAGCGATCGTTCCCCCTCTGCGATGGATACTCCAGCAGCATCATGTTTGCTCCTTCGAAAGGCTAAAATCATGCAGACCGGACTTTATTTCATGGGCCACGATTTCATCCTCGACATCGACTGGACTTTAACCCATCCCGGCACCAAACCCCAACTCTACGGCCCGCCGGAGGATTGCTACGAGGGAGACGACCCGGAATGGGAAGTCAACTCGATCCATCTCAAACTCGACGACCCAGACAAACCGGACGCCCCGCTCTTCAAAGCAACTGGCGCGCTGCTCGAACTCCTTGCAACTCATCGCGCAGTTGACGACGCGATCCTTGATTACATCGGGGAGTGGGGCGAAGATGAGGACTCCTATCCAGATGAGGATTATTACCGTGACCGATGACTGCATCTCCGCACCTCTAAACCCAGAGGGCAAGCGCCAAACCCTGACATTCAACTGCGCGGACATGGACGAGGCGTTCGACTTGATCCGCGCATACAAACCCCAAAACTTCTGGGCGCAGATCATTTGCCTCACTCCCGGCAAAGTGGAACTCCACCTCCGTCCGCTCGAAGAAAAGGATTATTGACATGCTATTCGCTGCATTGTTCACGCTTTCAGCTTTTCTCATGGCGTGGCTTTTCTTTTCAATCGCGGCTTACACGCTGATTTATGGCTCGTTGATATTTTCGTATTTTTGCCTCTGGGACGACGAGACTCGGAAAGCGATTTGTCCGAAAGGATTGTATCGGGCCATTATTTACGACGAATGATCGCAGCCGTGGACTTTTTTGTTGCATTTTCCCGCCCGTTGTGCGACTATAATATGTGAGTTGTCCCCTGTTACCCTACGTTACCTCGGAGCCTGCCATGTCACGAACCGCCCCGTTCCACGCTGCCACCGCCATCTACTCAGAAGGCGATTTCATTTACCTCCAACTCCGCGCCACAAAAGGCTACACGCAAGAGCTTTCCTTCCCCGCCACACCCGGAGGCATGGCAGCGCTCATGCGGGTTCTGCGTGAACGCGAGATGGCCGGGGCAACCCAGCCGCACCGCATAGCAGGCCCGACCATGCCGATCCAGCATGTCGTCAATTCCTGGGCTCGTGACCCCAACGCCGAAGCAAAAGCCGAACGCGCCCGCGAACGCGCCGAGAAGGAACGCTTTGCACGCAAACCTCTCACCGAAAAACTGAAAGACATGGAGGAACTGTTCAACGACCCGAACTTTGAATTTTAACCTTGACCCTACGGGTCAAACCCATCTGCTACTCACTTTCTAATGTGCCTAACACCTATCACTCAGGAGCCCAAAATGACCCTTTCCCAGATCTTCGCCAAACTCAACGCTTTCAACGCTGAAGTCGCGCTGCTTCGCAACAACTATCGCTACACCGAGACGTCTGAGCGCTGGGGATGCAGCATCACCGTTGACAACGACGGGACAGAAATCAAAGTGCGCTGCAACGCTGCTGACGGGGACGAAGCCTTGCGCCTCGCTTTCGAGAAATTCGACACCCTGATGAACTCCAAGACCGTCGCCAAAACCCTCAACCTCCCGTTGCTTTCTGCCCCCGAGGAAGTCGCGTGAGTCGCGTCGATGACATACTGAAAGAAGTGAGCGCCTTGTGCGCTCACTATCCCCCGCAACACATAGCACCGATCCTACGCCAACTCCTCGCCCACTGGACTCGCAAACTAAACCTACACGCCAAAGGCAAAGCGTCCCGCTTCACCCCCGTCGAAATCGACGAGATCATTCAATTCATCGAACAAAAACTCACAGAGTGCAAACATGACTGACCCCGACATCCCAAAGCACATAAAACGAGACGTGCAAAAGCTCGCATACGACCGAACAATCGAGTCCATCAACCGCATCTGCGACACATTCGGACGACAGCCTTCCATGCTCGCAGTCGTCGCATCATCATCCATGTCTGCAGCCTTCCTCATGCTTTATTGCTCCGCACGTTTGGAATGTGGCGAAGTGCCTCCCGCAAAACTTCTCGACGTATGGCGCGAAGCCATGAACAAAGAGTTTGACCTTATGCAAAAAGGTTTCAACATCGCAGCGGAATACACAAACATGTCTCCAGCCGAAAGAGCGAAATATGACGCATGACGACAACGAGCAGCGCGCTCTTATGCAACGCGCTATGGACGCTGCTCGCGAAATTCTCCAGGATCATCCTTGTATGGTTGTCGCAGGTTTCGACATGCCCGGCGGCCTCAAAATATGCTCCATTTCAAACGTATCGACTGAAAATCAGATCGACATGATGAACATGCTGATCGACGGCTTTAACCCCGCGCCGCAAGGCACGACTCTAAACTAACCGCAAACCCCAAACCGCAAACCCGAAAGGTGCCACATGCTTTCCAACTCCAATACCTTCGTCGTCCCTCTCGTCGGCGCACATTTCCGCCCCCCGGCGAAGACGATCATTCAATCTCTTCCCGCCGGTTACACGCTCGAACTTCGCCCCGAGCCGTCTAACCCTTACGACCCCAACGCCGTCGCGGTCTGGTTCGATGCCTCACACCTCTCGCCCGACGCAAAAGAGGAACTCGAGGCCACGCTCCCCGCGAACGGTGGAAACCTCGAAGACCTTCTTTCCCAACGCTTTTGGCAGCTTGGCTATCTCGCAAAAGAACACGCTGCGATCCACCAAGAACGAGTCGCCATGATAATCGAAGGCCACAACGAAGATGCTGCGGTTTCAGGAGAAGGTTTTCTATGGAGTGGTTTCCCGTGCAAACTGTCGTTTACAGGCTCGGGCCAGCCTGCGGTTATCTTCAACCTTTGACGAGCGCACCATGCAATTCAAAATCTTGAAAGGCAAAAAGCCTGAGCCGCTCACGCAATACCCCTTTCTTCGCATGGAGATTGGGGATGCGTTTTTCATGCCTTGCCCTCGTGACATGAGGCCGAACTGCTCCACACAAGTCCACAACGCGGCTCGCCGCTTTCGCGAAAAACATCAACCTGGATTTAGAATAACAGTCCGATCTACCCACAACACAAAAGGCTTCGGCCTGCTTATTCATCGTATCGCTTAAATCTGCAAGGATATGTCGTTATGAAACCAACTCCCGAACAAGCCGCCATCATTCACGCGGCCACGCAGCCTCAGTCGCTCATGGTAAACGCGCTCGCAGGCACCGGCAAGACCACAACCCTCACCATGCTCGCCAAGGCTTTGCCCCCCGAGCCAGCCCTTGCCCTCGCCTTCAACAAGAAAATTAAGGAAGAGTTAGAAAAACGCTTTCCCAAAAACTTCAGCGTAATGACCATGAACGGCCTCGGCCATCGCGCATGGTCTTTTACGATCAACAAAAAGAAAATGCTGATCGACGCGAACAAAATCGGACGCCTCACAACTGACGCGCTCAAACCTTTTCCCGAAAGCAAAGGGGAATGGTCAGCGATCCGCACACTTGTGGTCATGGCGATGCAGCGCGGACTCGTCCCGTCGCAATTCCAACATGCCAAATCGCTCGTTCCCGACACCCCCGAAACATGGGAAAAACTTGACTACGAACTTGATCTAAACCTCACCGCTGACGAGCGCAAACTTGCGCGCAGGGTTCTCATCTCGTCCATCGAAGAAGGAATGAACGGCTGCATTTCTTACGACGACCAAATTTATCTCCCAGTCGTGTTTTCGGGAGCGTTCCCGCGTTTCAACATTGTGCTGGTTGACGAGGCCCAGGACCTTTCACCCCTCAATCACCAAATGCTCCGCAAAGTGGCTGCTGGTAAATTGATCGTTGTGGGCGATCCCCGCCAAGCCATCTACGCTTTTCGCGGCGCAGACCATAACAGCATGACCAACCTCAAAACCCTCAAATCCGAATGGATCGAACTCCCGCTCAACACCACGTTCCGCTGTCCGCAGTCTGTGGTCGAGCGCCAACACATTCACGCCCCGGACTACCGTGCAGCGCCTTCCAACCCGAAAGGTTCCGTCAACACATTTATGCGAGGCGAACCGTGGGATTGGAGCAAGATCGAAGACCTTTCGCAAGGCGACGTTGCGATCCTCTGTCGAAACAACGCGCCGCTTTTAAGCATGGCCTTCAAATTGCTGCGCCAAGGCATGGGCGTGAACATGCTCGGTCGTGACATTGGCCGTGGTCTTTCGGCGCTTTGCAAAAAACTCTCCGCAGATCAATCAACGACCATCGACGTTTTCAAACAAAAGCTCGAAAGTTGGTTTGAAACCGAACGATCAAAAGCGGAAGCGAACGACGACGCGAGCAAGATCGACTCCGTGACAGATCGTTATGAGTGTATTGTGTCGGTGATCGAAAACCGATCGCCCAGCACAGTCCGCGCCCTTGTGTCTGAACTTGACAATTTGTTCGCGAAGGACTCCGGCCTCGTCACACTCGCGACAGGCCACAAAGCAAAGGGCCTCGAATGGGATACCGTTGTGCATCTCGATCCGTGGCGCATCCCTTCCAAATGGGCCAAGAAAGACGACGAGATCAAACAGGAGCACAACTTACAATACGTGCTCGAAACGCGCACCAAGCACACTTTAATTCTGGCAAACCTAAAGGATTTTTCGTGATGACAAACACTGCTCCTCTACATTTCCTTGCGCCCGAGCGCCCACGCATCTCCGGGCTCCCCGCGTTCCGCACCGACATGAACCCCGGTGGACTCTCGATCATCCCCGGCCTTTACTGCTCGCCGATAGGCGACGGCACGGAAGTGGAAATCTCCGGGTTCTTTTCGAGTGGCCCCAACCGCTCGACCCGCAAGGTGCTAACAATCCGTGCGGATTGTTTTACAGCGTTCTGGACACGCTGGTTAGCAGACCCCGAAGGCGTGGCGGAACGCGAATTTGGCTGGACTCCGTTGCCTCAAGGGGCAACACCTAACGCAACGCCCACTCTCGACCTCAACGATCTGCTCGGAGACTTCTGACATGACGCGCAATGCAATCTCGATCCTGTGTTTGTGTGTGGGTCTGTGCGACGGTTACACGACTTTCTACGGCCCCCAAGGACAACTCGCAGGTTCCGCCAACACCATCGCAGGCTACTCGACGTTTTATGGGCCGCAAGGGCAATACGCCGGAAGCGCCAATTCCATCGGCGGCTATACCACTTATTACAACTCCGAAGGCTCACTTGCAGGTTCTTCCTCCAATCTCGGAGGCGAAGAATGACTGACCACACCAACACCTATCCCGACCTTGTGAACGTCGAAGATTGGCTCAACGCAAAGGGCTACACGGGCGAAGCTGGCGCCTGTCATCAGGCTATGAGCCTCATTCGTAGCCAAGAGAAGCGTATCGCTGACTTGCGTAAAGAAGCTGACATGATGCACAGCGAATACAAGACAGCCATCACCCGCATAAACGAATTAGAAGCCGCATTAGAAGCGAAGGACAGGCGGATTGCGGAGTTGGAAAAAATGCTCGCCGTGCATCGTCTGGCGGTGGATGTTGACGCCTTGAAAGCCCGCATCGCGGAACTTGAAGCGGCTATGCTACGAATTGGTCAACCGGGAAAACAAATCGTTTACTGCCGTGATGGACATGAGGAAACCGTGTTGTTAGCCCGCGCCGCTTTGGAGAAGAAAAATGACTGAGACTGACCGACTTATAGAATTGGTTGCGAAGCTGCGCGCCTACCACATTATCAGCAAACGTGACGAATTTATCGACGCAGCCGAAGCGATAGAGAGGCTTATGGTAGCATTAAAGCCGTTTGCTGACGCCGCTGATAATCTGCCTGATGACTACATGGACGGCGATATTTGGCAGCATCCCGTGGCAATGAAAATAACGGTTGAAAACCTCCGCGCCGCCCGCGCCGCTTATCTGGGAGAGAATAAACTATGACAACTGACACAAAGATTTCTCAATTATATTCTGTCAATGAACTTGGCGAAGGCGGACCTGTAGAGGTTTGGCTTTATAAAGGCAGAATTGTAATCCGCGCTTATAATTGCAGCGGGAATGAGCACACTAATATTGACCTAGAGCATTTGATGGATTGTTTGAATCAGTGGAGCGCCGCTTATCTGGGGGAGAAAGAATGAGTGGGGTTGGGAACGGGCCGCCTTTGATGGCCGAACACCAAGCGGTTCATGAAATCCGCGCTGATGAAACGCTGGCGCTACGCGCCCGCATCGCGGAACTTGAAGCCGAGAACGAAGAACTGAAAAAGGCAATTTCTAAACCGTGGATGGGTTCTGCCCGCGCCGCTTATAGGGGAGATAAGGAATGAGTGACGACCAAACCGAAATTATCATGGAACTTCAAAAATTAGCGAACGCGACCATAGCAAAGCGCGACGTCTGCATCGCGGAACTTAAATCCGCACTCAAACCTTTCGCAGATTTATCCACCTATTGGGAAGGTGACAAACTTCCTCTCCAACCCAACCTTATTCTCATCGAACCCCTTCCAGTCCTTTACGCAACGAAAGCCTTGAAAGATGAAGATCGAGAAGGTTAGCAGATATGTCCCGGTCGTCACGGGGCTCAAATCGGAAGGTGTCGCTGCGGGAAGCACACAGCGCCACATGCTTCTTTCCATCCCACGCTTGAAATGGCTCGAGGGTGAAGGAACAGATTTCTACCATAAATACAAATCTCCTGAAGCAGTCCCGCACATCGAGAACCCATCACACAGCGCGCATTGGGTGAAAGAAGTCCAGGCTTTACCTATTACTGATCGCGAATTGCTCGTGGAAAAACTTGTGAACGACGGCAAGACTCGAAAGCAAGTTGCAGAAGCTGTCGGCGTCGAACCGGGCAGCGTCGCGAACATCCTCAACCGCGTTCGCGTGAAACGAGCCTATCAAGCCCTTTCCCACGACGCATCACTCGAACCTGATGGAGATGAATGACATGCCTGCATGGGTTTTGATAATCTGGTTCGTCGGTGCAAACATTGCCACGACCTCGCATGAGTTTGTTTCCAAAGAAGCCTGCGACAACGCTGGAAAAACTGTGGCAGCGCAAGGCGGACTTGGTTATAAGATCGGTTTCGCCTGCGTTCCAAAGGAGTTATTCCATGGCCTTCGATAAAAAATCGTGGCGAGAGGAAAACCGCGAGAAAGCGCGATTACATTCCGCTCGTTACCGCTTACGCAAAAAAGGACTCGACCTTCCGCCAGAAACCCTCGCGGAACTTGAGCGCCTTCGCGAAGAAAAGAAAGCGGCAAGCGCCGAGCGACGAAAAGAAATCAATCGACGTTGGAACCGCGAACACAAAGAACAACGCGCAGCTCGCACAAAGGAACGCTACACAAATGATCCAGAATTTCGCGAACGCACACTTGAACTTGCGCGAGCAAGACGCGCCAAAAACAAACCTGTGCTCACCGAAGAACAAAAAGCCAATCGACTGCGGCAAAAACGCGAAGCACAAGTTAAGGCAACAAGAGCGTCCACTGCAAAGGCCGCACTCGCTCGTCAGGAAATGGGCAGACAGGCGGAGCCGAAGCGTCCTGCACCCAAGCCCAATGTTTTAACTGAGGCGCAACGCAAGGCTCCGAAATGGAAAGTGAAAAAGCCCGGACGGCTGATTGCGCTGTGCGGCTGGCACGGGTGGTGACGGAGATTAGGCCCCTTTGCTAGACGGTATGAAATGGCCCTAAGTTTTTTCCCCAGCGCGCAACTTTTTAGTTGCAATGGGCCAAACCTTATGGCACCTTAAATCGTCAAAGGGGCATCCCCCACAATCCTAAAATTTAAGGAACCAGTAAATGTCAAATCGTGCTCTCAAGCTGCCGCATGGCGTCAACGTCTCCGTCGCGCAGCCCTACGCTGAAGGCCATGTGCTGACCGCGCTCGAAGCGGACAAGCTGAACCATGTCCTCGCGGACAACGTGCGGACCTCGCTGATCGCCAAGATTAAGAAGCTCGCGGAAGCTGGTGAGATTGACGCCACGGCCCTGTCGAAAGAGTTTCAGGCGTATGCTGACGCCTATTCGTTCACTGTCCGCGCCCCGAAAGCCGCCGCTGATCCGGTCGCCAAAGAGGCGAACAAGATCGCCAAGGAGCAGGTTCTCGCGGCTATCCGCAAAAAGGGCGGCAATCCTTCGGACTATTCCGCCGAGCAGATTTCCGAATACGTCGCGAAGGTTCTCCAGCACAAGCCGGAAATCCGCGAGGAAGCCGAGCGTCGTGTCAATTCTTCCCGCCAGATTGCTGGCGACCTGCTTTCGGACCTTTTCTAATACCTGCGCGTTGCATGAATAGCGGGGTTTTCGTTTCCTCCCTTCCCCGCTTGTCCGTCAGCCAGACGATGGACCTCTGAAACTACTGGCGAGCGGGGGGTCTGCCCCCGCTTTCTTTTTGCCAAAAGGTAAAAGGTGCAATGTCGAAAGAAATGGAATTGCTCTACGAGGCTTATCATTCCGACTACGGAATTGAAGTCGAACTTCTGGGCAATTACCAGATGTCACTTCAGCGCCTTTACGCAGCAAAACGAAAAGACCCTGACCTCGACATTCTTCAAATCTCCCGATCCCCCACTTCTCCGACACATATTTGGATAGTCAAAACCGACAAACCGCAAGTGCAGTCCACGCCCCCGCAGGGCGAAGCCCTTAAACAAAACCCACAGGGAGACGGCCCCCTTTACAACTTAGCCGACTTGTTAGGAGACGACTAAAATGGCCGCGCGGCTTTCTGAGGACACGACAAAAATCCACTTCCACATTTTCACCAAGGACCTGGAAGAAATCGACCAGCTTTTTTGCCGCGAAGGCATTCGGACGGTCGGCAGGTCCAAGGCTCTTCGACTCATCATCCATGCGTATCTGCAGCAAATAAAGAGGAAAGCCCATGCAAAGTCAGTTGCCTTCGACCCCAGCATCACAGCCCTCATCGACGACGGCTAATGCCGAGCATATCGGGGAAAAGATTTTGGAAGAGGCGTCCCCGGCAAGCCTCGAAGAACTGATGAACCGCGCCCCGCAGATCACGGACGCAGAGGCGGATAGGATCATCGACTATTTGAGAGCGCAACGGGAAAAGTTTGCCGCACAGGAAGCAGCACCAAAGCCCAAAAAAGCGCCTCGCCAGAAAGGCCCGATCCTTTCCGCAGACGAACTTCTAAAAGACATCGACTTAAACTTTTAAGGTGCCCCATGCTGACCAAAGAAGAACTTGAGCAACTCGTGCAGGACATTCGGCAGCAGGCATCAACATGGCTCGGGGATGAGGCAAGTGAAAAGATCGAGCGTCTCATCGCACACACCATGTTTTTGAGAGGACATCACGACAACATTCAAGCGATGCTGATGAACGGTTATCGCATGGTTCAGATCGGTGCAGACACTCGCAAATCCTAACAGACAGGGACGCCCCATGTCAGAAGTCGTAAACAACTCACTTTCGCTAATCACTCCGCGCTTTCAATTTGCGTGGGACAGCACCTCGATTGGCGCTTTCAAAACGTGCCCACGCTATTACCAGCTTTCCATTCTTGAGGGATGGCAGCCGAGAGAAATCTCCGTCCACCTAACTTTCGGCCTTCACTTTCACTCCGCGCTTGAACAATACGATCATCTGCGCTTCGGCGGCATGGGTTATGACGAAGCGCTGCGTGAAGTGGTTAGATATGTGTTGACAATCACTTGGGACGAGCAAAAAAATCGTCCGTGGATTTCAGACGACCCGAACAAAAACCGCCTGACGCTTCTGCGCAGCATCGTTTGGTATCTCGATCAGTTCAAAGACGATCCGATTGAAACTGTGCGCCTCGCGAATGGCAAGCCTGCGGTCGAACTTTCGTTCCGCTTCGATAGCGGCTACACGTCACGCCAAGGCGAAAGCATTTTGCTCTGCGGGCATCTTGATCGCCTCGCCACGCTTAATGGCAAAGCCTTCGTGCTCGACCGCAAAACCACAAAGTCCACAATCAACCAGTCGTTCTTCGACAAGTTTACACCCGACAACCAGATGTCGCTTTACGCCATCGCTGGAAAGATCGTTTACAACGTGCAGATCGAGGGGATCATCGTGGACGGTGCGCAGATCGCGCAGACCTTCACACGTTTCTTGCGAGGCGTCGTTCCACGCACGGAGTCTGGGTTAGAAGAATGGTATTTCGACCTCGGCCAATACATCGCGACCGCAGAACTTTACGCTGCACAAAACTATTGGCCGATGAACGACAAAGCCTGCGGCATGTATGGCGGTTGTCCGTTCCGTAAAATCTGCGGCCTTCCCCCATCCGTGCGTCACGAGTGGCTTCGCGCAGATTTCACTAAACGCATCTGGGACCCGCTCAAAGTTCGCGGTGACATATGAGCGTCCACATCGTTCGCCACTCAGACGACGGTTACATCATCATCGTCTTCGACCGTAAATCGCAAACCTGGATCGCAGTCGCCACAACACCTCACGAACTTTTGGCAAAACAAATATCAGTCGCACTACAACGGAGCATGACATGACCTCTTACGCAATTTACATAGAAGAAGGCACAACTTTCTGCATCATCAAAGCAGATCGAGATGGCGTTTATCGCAAAATTGCTGAGTGCGAAAACAAAGCAACTGCTGAACTTATCCTTTTGCTTCTTATTAAAGCGGAGATGCAATAATGCCATCCCTTAAAGACCATCACTCCGCAGACACGACAAAGCTGTTGTTCGTGGGCGACTCGGGATCAGGCAAGACCGGCGCACTTGCGAGCCTTGCGGCGGCGAACTACAAAATTCGCATCCTCGATCTCGACAACGGCGTGGATGTGCTGCGCGACCTTTTGACATCAGGCCGCTACGCGAAAGACAGCATCGCAAACGTGGATTACGTGACCATCACGGAGCCAATGAAAAACGTGGGCGGCAAGTTGATCCCCGCGAAGGCCAGCGTTTGGCAGCGCACGACAAGCATGTTGGGCGATTGGAAAGACGGCGACACGAGCCTCGGTGCGATCACCACATGGGACAGCAAGACAGTTCTCGTCATCGACTCACTCACCATGCTTTCCGACGCAGCTTTGTCTTACATTTTGGCAATGAACGGTCGCCTCGGCCAGCATCCTCATCAAAGCGACTGGGGCTTGGCTCAGGTCCTCGTCGAGAACCTGTTGCGCATGTTGTATGACGAGTCCGTAAAATGCAACGTGATAATCAACTGCCACATCAAACCGATGGGAGACGAAAGTGGCCCGGAGCGTTACTATCCTAACACTTTGGGAAAAGCTCTCCCTCCGAAAGTGGGCCGTTACTTCAACACGGTCTTGCTTGCGCAGTCTTCTGGTCGCGGGCAAAATCTCAAACGCCAGATCTTCACCACGTCTCAAGGAACGATTGAGTGCAAAAACACAGCACCTTCAAAAGTTCAAGCGTCTTATCCGCTCGAGTCTGGTCTAGCAGACTATTTCGCAGCGGTCCGAAATTAGGACCAAAGGTCCTAATACTGGCCCTTCACGGGGTCTATTCACTATGGAGTAAAAAATGGCTGTTAATTTCAAAGACCTCCTCGCTGTAAATCTCGATGATGTGAAAGCGCCGATGGCGCTGCCGGAAGGCACTTATCACGGCACAATCGCTTCGTTCGAATACGGAGATAACAACAAGAACAAGACGCCTTACGTGCGTTTTGGCTTGAAGTTCCACTCCGCGAGCGATGATGTGGACCCGAAGGACTTGGCGGAGATCGACCTTTCGACTCGCAAGATGTCCACGGACTTCTACCTCACGCCGGATGCGCGTTTCCGCTTGAAAGACTTTCTGGAGTCACTTGGCCTCAAGACGACTGGTTCGACGTTTGACGAACTGATCCCGGAGGCTGTCGGCCAGAGCGTTCTTGCTTACATCACGCAGCGTTTCAACCCGGAACGCCCGGATGATCCGCCGAGAAACCAGATTAAAACCGTCAAAGGCGAATAATCTAACAAAGCAGGGAGGGGGAATCCCCCTCCCTCACTTGGAGGCTGAAATGGTTAAGTGCAAAATTGACGATTGCGAAAATGTAGCCAAGACCAAAGGCTGGTGTGGCAAGCATTATCAGCGCTGGCTTGTAAACGGCGATCCGCTTTACATTCGCACTCAACCAAAAGGTTCCCGCAAGACTGCTATTTGTTCTGTCGATGATTGCTCTCGGCCAGTTCATGCAAATTGTTTATGCGGTAAACATCAGCAGCGACTTTACCATCATGGCTCGACAGATGCTCGCCGGAACGAAAACGGAGCAGGTCATGTTCATCACACTGGCTACCGTTATCTGAAAATAAATAACAAAACAGTTGCAGAACACAGACTGATTGCGGAAAGGGCTTTGGGAAAACCACTTCCTGCTGGAGCAGTCGTGCATCACATCAACGGAGTTAAATCCGATAATCGCCCATCAAATTTAATCGTCTGCCCAGACGAAGCCTATCACAACTTACTTCACACTCGCCAAAACCAATTTGGTTACGAAGGATCACTGTAATGGACATTTCCCTTAAAGACATCTGGATTGACCGTGGGTCACGCCAGCGAAAAGAAATTATCATCGACGACCTTTTGGAAAGCATTCCGAGGAATGGAGTGCTGGTGCCGATCATTTTGGTGGCCGAAACTGGCCCCGCAAACCAACCTTACAAATTGATCGCAGGCGAACGGCGCTTCACAGCATCTCGCCAGTTAGACCTCGAAACCATCCCGGCCCGATTACTTTCGGACCTCTCGCCCATCGAACAGCGTGTCGTCGAACTCGAAGAAAATTTGAGGCGTAAAGATTTGGGCTGGCAGGATCAATGTCTCGCGATGGCTTCGATCCATGAAGTGCTGGGCCAGCAACACGGCGATAGCTGGAACTACACGAAGACCGCGGACAATCTGGGTTATAGCCCCGCGTGGGTGCAGCGATGCTGCCGTGTCGCCAAGGAACTCCATCGCGATAACGTGCGAATGATGGAGTCTGCGACCCGCGCCTACAACTTCATATCCAGAGAGGATGAACGGGTCGCGGCGGACGCGGTTAGCAACCTTTTGCATAGCGCCACAGCGGCGGCCAATGACGCCCTTGAAGGGGTGGAAGGTAGTAACCCCCTAGACGACCTTTTAGACGCAACCACCGGCCAAAAAACCCCCCATACCGGCGCATCGGCGGACGCCCCGCCGAAATCGGCACGAACGGCACCCCTCATAACCCCAGCCGACCAGTCCATCCTTCAAGAGTCGTTCCTCGATTGGGCTCCAGCCTATCGGGGCGAACCCTTCAACCTGATCCACTGCGACTTCCCCTACGGCGTGAATGTCTTCGGAGGCGCATGGTCTGGCAAGCGCACCACATCTGGCTACGACGACGGCGCAGACGTTTACATCAAATTGATTGAATGTTTGTGCGCCAACCTCGACCGCATCATGGCTCATTCCGGGCATCTGGTGTTTTGGCTTTCTGGCGACATCAAAATCCAAGCCAGAACCCTGGAGATGTTTTCCGACCTCGCGCCCAATTTGTCGTTCTGCAATTTCCCCCTTGTGTGGGTCAAGAGTGACAACGTGGGAATTGTGCCGGACCCCAAGCGCGAACCCAGACGCATTTACGAGACGGCCCTGATCGCATCTCGCGAAGATCGCCTGCTTGTGAAGCCCGTCAGCAACGCAATCGCCTCCCCCACAAACAAGGAGCATCATCCCCACACCAAACCCGAACCAGTCCTCAAGCACTTTTTACAAATGTTTGTCGATTCGAACACCAGATTTCTCGATCCGACATGCGGTGGTGGGTCATCGCTGCGGGCCGCAGAAGCCCTCGGAGCCGATCATGTTATCGGCCTCGAGATTAACGATGAATACGTGACAAACGCGAGACGAGCCCTCAATCAATCGCGTGTGCTGCGGAAAGCATCGTCCATGCAAAAGGAGCAAACTTCATGAGTGAACTTTCTGAAAAAATCGACATCCACGAACTTTACGAAACCATCGCTGATCTTAAACAGGAGCCTTACATGATCCCCGCACCTCCCGCTAACTCCCAGCACACCACCATCACGAATGCGATTGCTCGCGCCGAACATTTGTTCGCGACGAAGAATGCTGAATACGGCGATAGCGGCGACATCCTTGCGAACTTCCGTCGCCTCGCTGCGCAGCAGGGCGTTCCGATGTCAACCGCGTGGTTCTTTCTCGCAGGCAAACACCTCGACTCGATCACGCAGTATGTGAAGGACGTTCGTGAGGGCAAAGCCCGTTCGCGAAGCGAGCCAATCGAAGGTCGCATCGACGACATGGTGGTTTACAGCTTGCTCCTGCTCGCTATCGTCGCAGAGGAAAACCGCTGATGGCCCCTCGCGCCAAACCCACACCTGACAGCGGCACCACAATCTCGAATTGCACTTTTGATGCCACAATCAAAGTCGATGCCGATTTTGTAAATGCTGTTGTCGCACTTGCGAAAGCCGCAGAACACAATGCGGAGGCTATTCGAACAATCGCCTCCAACTTGCAGTTCAAAGGCAACCACGCTCCGGCAATTCTAATCAATCCGCAAGGAAAGGTATAATCATGCCTGAGTTATCATTCGGCGAAAAGATCGTCCGAAAGTCTTTCAACCCTTCCGAACAAGCAGACGTGAAAGAAGCAAAACGTCTTGCGGCAGAGTTAATCGACTTTTGCTACGACATGATGCCGGACGGCGCTGGCTCCGAACTTAAAGACGAAGAACTGCGACTTTACGGCCAAGCAATCACTTCGTTCGAAGCCGGAGCCATGTGGCTTGTCAAAGCTCTAACCGCAAAGCAGCAGTAACATGCACAACGCAGCGCCAGCATTCGCTCATTCTTCTGGCCCGAAAGACGCAAAGATTGCGTTTGTCGGTGAAGCCTGGGGTGAGCAAGAGGCAATGGTCGGAAAGCCCTTCCAAGGCTACGCAGGTCAAGAACTGACTCGTATGCTGAAAGAGGCAGGGATTGCTCGAAAAGATTGCTTTCTTACAAATGTGTTGGCGCTGCGTCCCCCGAACAACGACTTCACCGCGCTTTGTTGCAAAAAGGCTGAGTGCGGAGAAGACTATCTCCACCCGCATTTAGGTAAAGTCGGACAATACCTTCGCCCCGAATACCTGTCAGAACTGGAGCGCCTCCGTGTCGAATTGGAAGAAGTTCGCCCTAATATCACTGTCGCTTTGGGGGCTACAGCTTGTTGGGCTTTGCTTGGCACTAATGGTCTTGGAAGCCTACGCGGGACAGTGGCAACAGGAACTCTTGCTGGCGGCAAAGTCCTCCCGACCTATCACCCTTCGGCAGTCCTGCGTAATTGGGCCAATAGGCCGATTACCCTCGCGGATTTAATGAAGGCCAAACGCGAAAGTCTTTTCCCAGAAATCAAAAGACCCTCCAGACGCATTTTGGTCAACCCGACAATCGCAGAATGCCATGAATGGATCGCGCAACACATTCGTGCTGAAAGCGCCTGCGACATCGAAACAAAATACGGCATGATCGAGATGATCGGATTTAGCGCCGACGCTGAAAACGCAATGGTCGTTCCATTCTGGGACCGCTCGAAAGGCGGAAATTACTGGTCAACGGCGAACTTAGAACGAGATGCTCGAAACGTGGTGCGTTCAATTCTCGAAAATCCGTTCGTTGTTAAAATCTTCCAGAACGGTCTTTATGACTTGCAATATTTAATGAAAGAAGGTTATCGTCCTCGTTCGTGCCTCGAAGACACAATGCTTTATCACCACGCCCTTTATCCTGAAATGCAAAAGGGGCTGGGCTTTTTAGGCAGCGTTTATACTTCCGAACCCGCGTGGAAAACAATGCGCGGGAAGAAAATCACGGAGATGAAAAAGGATGATTAAATGCAATCACGCAAACATTCCTTTCTGGAGGCTTTTCTAAACACCGCTTCTGGATTTGTAACTTCCCTTTTGACGCAATGGCTGGTGTTCCCATGGTTCAACCTACACCCTTCACTCCAAGAAAACATCAGCCTCACCGCGATCTTTACCATTGTAAGTATTGTAAGGAGCTACGCATGGCGCAGAGTGTTCAACCATCTGCATATGAAAGGTTTGCTCTAATGCTTTCACCGCTCATCCTCTCGTTCGTGCCTTTCACATATTACATCGTGACTGGTTCTGAAAAAGCGTTAGCCGTTTGGGTGCTGTTTGTTGCTTGCGGCATGGTGCTCTAATGCCAATCATCGACACCTCCACGCTGCAAGAAGGCATTGTGCTCGCAGAAAACGAACAGCTTTACAACGGTCTGGATTGCTGCATCACACACGAAGTGCTCGACGCTATTCGTGCAATCGGCCCTGCGCCCCGCATTTACAATTTCACCCGCGCGCTCCAGGCCCCTGTTATGGACATGATGCAGCGGGGCTTTCGCATTGACTCTTACGAAAGGCAAAAAGGCATTGACACGCTTACTGTCGAAATCCAGCGCCTTACTGGTTTGCTCAATCGTTTTGCTTATGCCGTTTGGGACAAGCCCCTCAAAGCCAATTCCCCAAAAATGCTGCAAGAATTTTTCTTTCAACACATGCGTATCCCCGAAATCTGGACTTCGAAGAAGGGGGAGCGCAAATTGTCCATGGACCGAGAGGCTCTTGAAAAACTCGACAACTACTTTCACGCCCGTCCAATGGTGGCAACCATACTGGCTATCCGAGACGCTGTGAAACAACTCTCCGTGCTCAACACGGAAGTGGACAGCGACGGTCGCATGAGGACTTCTTACAATGTCGCAGGAACAGAAACAGGACGCTTTTCATCCAGCACAAACGCTTTCGGCACCGGCACGAATTTACAAAACATTACTTCGTCTCTGCGAAAAATGTTTGTCGCCGACCCCGGATACAAACTCTGCGGCATTGATTTGGAACAAGCAGAAAGTAGAGAAGTGGGATGGCTTTCAGGCACCATCTGCGGTGATTGGTCTTATCTGGACGCCTGCTATAGTGGCGACCTTCACACTCTTGTGGCAAGGACTGCTTGGCCCGAATTGGGATGGACAGACGATCCAAAGGCCGACCGTAAAATCGCAGACACTCCCTTCTACCGTCACCTCACCTACCGCGACATGGCGAAGAAACTCGGGCACGGAAGCAATTATCGCGGATTACCTCCGACCATGGCCCGACATGCCAAACTCCCCGTTGTCGTCGCCGAACAATTCCAAACCCGATACTTCGAGCGTTTCTCAGGAATACCAAAATGGCATAGATGGGTCGCCCAACAACTCCAAACTTCAAACCGTATCATCACACCTTTCGGACGAGAGCGCACGTTCTTCGGACGAGCGAACGATGACTCGACGCTCCGCGAGGCGATTGCGTTTTCACCACAGAGCGCGACGGCGGAGAGGCTGAACCTGGTTTTGTGGAGAGTTTGGAAACACATGCCGCAAGTGCAGTTAATTGCCCAAGTCCACGACGCTCTTTACTTTCAATACCCCGAACACCTTAACGAAGTTGACATCATCTCCGAGGCTCTTTCACATTTCGATCTCGCATTTGAAAAAGACGGTCATCAGTTAGTCGTCCCCGGCGAAGCGAAAGTCGGATGGAACTGGGGCAACTTCGACCCAGACTCCAATCCCGATGGTTTGGCTAAGTGGAAAAACAAAAAGGACGAGCGCAGAAGAACACCTCTGCTCTCACAAAAACTTTAATAGCAATTTGCTTTTAGAAATGCAGGGAGCCTGGGGTGGACTTTGTTGATTCTTTTGTGGCGTTCACTGACGAGCGCCCGTCACCAGAAATTTTCCGTAAATGGGCGGCGATCACCACGCTTTCTGGCGCGTTAGAAAAACGTGTTTGGTGCATGACAAAAGCAGGTCCGCAATATGCGAACCTCTACACAATGCTCGTGGCCCCTCCGGGCATCGGCAAATCGCAAGCGATCAATCCTGCCGAAGCGCTGCTCAAGGCCACGAAGAAATTTCACATCGCACCCAACAGCGTGACAGCCGCCTCATACATTGACGCGCTGGGTCGGTCGGCACGGAGTGTGTTGAAACCCAACAACTCTGGAGTCCTCGATTACAACCACCTATTTGTCTTCGCAGCAGAGCTAGGTGTTTTTATTAACGCTCACGATCTAAACTTCCTATCCATCATTAACGAGTTGTTCGACCACAAAGCAACATACCGTGAGGAACGCCGCCACAGTTTGAAAGACCCGATTGAAATTCACAATCCCATGACCACGCTGCTCGTCGGATCACAGCCCGGTTTCTTGGCGACGTTGCTTCCCGAGGCCGCATGGACAATGGGCTGGACCTCTCGCCTTTTAATGGTCTATTCCTCGTCCATGCCCGATGTCCCGCTGTTTGGCGAATACAAAAACATGGACGCGGAGCAGAAAAAACTTGTTCAAAAGTTAGATGCCTGCGCAGACTATTACGGCGAAATGAAATGGGACGCGAAAGCTATTGCGGACATGGAGCGCTGGCGCAAAGATAAATGGGGACCAGTTCCCGATCATCCGAAACTCGCCAACTACATTCCACGTCGAGGAACAATCTTTGCCGTTAAACTCGCGATGACTTCCGCCATGGCTCGCGGCGAAGAACTCGCTATTCGAATGCAAGATGTCGAACGGGCGAGAGGCTGGTTGCTTGAGATTGAAGAATTGATGCCGCAAATCTTCCGCGACATGATTATGCGCTCCGACGATCAAGTGATCGAAGAAACATTTCAGTATTTATTCAGCATTTATGTGAAGCACCGCGCCCCGATTGCTGCGGCAACAATCTTACGGTTTTTATCACAGCGCACTCCCGCCGAAAAAGCGGAGCGTATTATGAATTTAATGGAAAAGGCGGGGATTATTCAGCGTCAAGCGGGGACAGAAACTTACGTTCCGCTGGCTAGGGAAATGCACGGGGCAGGTTAATCCCACCCCGCACTAGCTATCAAGTGGGCTTAATACTGAATACAGTAAAGCACACCTTCGTTCTTCGGGTTTGTTTCCGTTCCGCCAGTTGCGCCAGTATTTGTGCTAGAAGGTGCCGACTGATTGACTGGAACACCGCCTGCCGAAAGGGCAATCGTCGAAGACCCTCCTGCGGTATAAGTGTGTGTGTGGCTTTCAAACTGATCGTCCACAAAAGCAGCAAGGGCTTGTGCTGTAAGAGCCCCGCCATTCGGATCAGTTGCACGGCCATCGGTGATCCCGCGCAGGAACATTCCACGGAAATCAGGAAGCGTGAAGTTGCCCGCA